CTCACAGGTGTAATCAGCGAGCACGTCGGGGTCGGTCAGGATGGTCTCATAAGCTTTGTGCTCATTCGACAGTTCCTGAAGCAGATTGACGGCTTCGATCAGCTGATTGTTGGTGGTGATCAGAGCATCTTCGAGCTGGCAAGCGTAGTTATTGAGGATCGCCGGAACGTCGGGACCGAAATGATCAATAACCTCAAGACTTGCTTCGCTTACCCCGTTTGCTCGGAGCTGCTGGGGGCTGATTTCCAGCGAAGTTTGGGAAGAGCCGTTGGAGTAGGCCTGGCTGTTGTTGATCCCAGGCATAGAGGTCGGCATCCCCGCGTTGCTGTACTGGGGAGCCTGCTGGGAAGCGTAGCTGGCCGGGTCGATTTGAGGGCTCAGATTCGACTGTTGACCCTGGAATGGGAATTGGACGGGCGAACTCAGGAGCCCCACCACTCGGTTGAACGCTTCCTTGTACGGATTCTCCGCCTGTTGGGGCGCCTGGGGTGCTTGGGGGTACGACGCTGTAGGGGCGTAGGGGTACCCGTTCACCCCCATCTGGGCCTGCATTTGCGGGGCTGGGGCCGCCACTTGCTGGTAAGGCGCCACCCATTGGGAAGTCGTTGAAACCGCTGGGGCTTGTGCCGCCGTCTGCGCCACCGGAGCCCCGTAGCTGATCGGCTGGGTCGGGGATACTTGGGGTGCCGATTGGGTCGGCATTGCGGTATCGGCCTGCATAGGTTACCTCTTTTTGTAGGCTTTCGAGTGTTCGGTAAAGGAAGGGAGTGAGATCAAGTCTCGGATCCGCAGCCATCGGTAAATTCGGTTGCTGCGGATGTGGTGTCCGCATTTCTTGATTGACTAGATCAATAAATGTGGAGTAGGCCCTCTGTACTTCCCCTACCATTCGGAATGGGAAACCGGAGAGCATGCTCGCGATTTCGTCATCCGTTTTTGAAGGGAATAAATACTTCAGTGCTTCAATGCTATCAACCCCTAATTCCTGTAGGTTTCGGGTAAAGATAGATTGGTTGAGTTTATCCTGGGCCGTATCTTCATAAACAGGACCCATCCAGCGCCAGTTTACAGTGCGATCCCCGTCCGGAGCCAAACCAAGAACACCATCAGGTACTTCCTTGGTTTCAACAGCTTGCTCAATTGCTTTTTGTAATTTTTTCTCGTAATTAACTTTTTGTTTTTCGTACTTAGCTTGGGCAGCTTCGTCGCTCGGGTCTTCTGGTGGGGTTGGATATTTAATTCCCGATGCGTACGCCAGGGATTTCCGGAAGATCTGCTCTTCCTGGAAAATCATTAATTCGAAGCACTTACAAACACCATAGGTGTACAGCATCAGACACTTCTTCTTTGCTGTAGCACTAACACGTCCGTAAGCGGATTTAATCTCAGTGGCGGTCACATTAGTGATACTGAGATCATCAATACCACCTAATGCCAGGCGAATCTCACTGCGGAGCTGCTCAGAGTAACGAGCTTGATCAGTACTGACCGCATTCGGCGTAATAAAACCGACACGATCGGTTGGCTCCAGGTTGGCAATGACTCTTGGAACGCGCATACCGCTTCCAGGACGACCAATGTAGCCAGGTGGCTGTCGCGTAACGTTGTCTTGCTTGAACGTTGAACTAGACAGGAAGAATTCTGATTGAAAGCCAGACTGGCTCGAAATACTGGGGCGCTGAGCCGGATCGGTTTCGCTGCTCTCAACAATATCTTGCTTGGGTCGAGATGAGAGCAGTGTCGGGTTACCGAAGAAAGAAAGGTTGGCGCGAATATTTTTGACCATCTCATCGTGTGCCACGATTTGATTGGCCAACCATTCAAATTCACCGCTGCCTTCAGTTCCAAAGGCATCCGGATTGTTAAAAACTTCAACACAAGGGATGAACTCCATTGTGTTTACGACTGTCTTTTTATCAAAAATGCCGTACTCCAACGACGGCATATCAAAGGTAATTTCTTGTTCGCTGTGGAACTCTTCAATTTCAGTTGCGGTGATGCGCAGACGCATATACCGCTTATCAGTATTTAAGCCAACACCCTGGAAGCCCTTATTGGATTTGACTTTATACGGATAAATGATGATGACCTCTTCCAAGTCACCTTCGGTTGAATAATAGGTTCGATATGAATCTTTATCGAACCAGTACAGGCGATAAGTCTTCTTGGTGGGCCGGATGTAAAAAAGGCCTTTACCGTACGTTAAAAATCGATCCCAAATGGAGTCGAGTCGTGCATCTAATTTATTGAATTTAATGACTTGCTGAATGAAGTCAAATCGCTGCGTACCGAAATTATCTTGAGCCGGATAGAATTCGACACCCTGCCGAATCCCAAACATTTTCATTTGGGACAAGTGGGCATTCACCAGCATGGTATCTGCTGGGCCAGTACCATCCCTTGTGACGACCGCTTTGAGGATGGCGTCGAGGGTGGATTTGGTACTATCGCTCATCGGTTTTACTGGATCTCAGTTTATTCTTCAATATCGTAGCCAGCGGCAATCCGTTTGAGTGTGATTGTGTCATCCTCAACTTCAACGTCGAAACGTTCGTTCGGTTGAAGAGCCATATCATGGCACAGTTCGTCAGGCAGAGGGATTACTGCGGAACCGTAGGCGTCCTGCTCAAGCTCAATAGTGTAATAGCTGGTGGACATTGGAAATGGATTCTCCTAGTTTAGGTCCAAAATACTTTATCCCTATTTACTCCTAAATTTAAAATTCGAGCTCCAGCTTGCCCCTGGTCATTAGGCCATTACAGAGCCAGACGAGAGCGTCGACGCAGTCGTCGTGCGAGCTAACACCAAAGTTAACGATCTCGTCGGTGAGTGGTCCGAATCTCCGATACTTGTTAAAAATAATTTTCCGCTGCTCAAACAAACCCATAATTCCCCGGAAACGAGCGACTTTGTCCCCACGGAATCCTTTGATTGCGTGCCAGTTCATGTTGTACAGTCCGTGGTCTCCCAGACAAATACGTTTAAAATCCGCCTCCAAGGATGCCTGATATGCAACTGCTTCAGACCAGATGTCGATATTTGATCCGGTGGGGAAATACCTGTTGTTGTCTTTATGTACAACGCCCCACTCTTCCATCATTTCCATGAGGGCTTCTAGTTTCTCCAGGTTGCCCATAATCCGAATTCGTTTGCAGTCGATGATGTGTATCTTCTGCCCCACACGTCCACCCATCACGAAGACGGTATAGTCATTCTGTTCACGGATGCCTGCAGACAGGTCAACCCCAACACCTAAAGAATCAAACTGAGTTGCGATTGCACCTTTGACAATCAAATCCGGAGACAGAGAGAGCTCACTGGTTTGGACAATTTGATTTTGATACTGAAAACTAAATGCAATTGGTGCTTGTCGACGCCGATCCTGTAGGTACTCCAGGGACCAGAGAGCTGGCCAATATGATATTTCTTCACCCTCTGAATCAACAGTAATTGCCGATTGGACGATTTGGATCCAGTCGTTTGTGGGTGTAAATGTAGTGTTGTGGATATCATCATGTCGGAACCGAGTTCCTAGGCAGATGGCTCTCCCACCCTCGAACATAGTCGGAACAATAACTGAGTTCCAGTTATCTTCCATGGCTGCACGGATGTCCCGATTTTTAATATCATCTGCGGATTTAATTGCGTCATCGATGATACAAAGATGAGATCGCTTGGATGTCACCGCACCCTTCAAACCCGCACAACAAACAGTAAACTCTTCTTCACCAGTAGATTTAATACCTGCAAATTTCCAATCGATGCTCCAGTATTCGTTGGAGTTGATTCCTTTGGCAATCTTTACACTTGGGAAGACTTCCGAGTAAGTCTTACTCTCTTCAATAATTCTTTTAATGGCAGCACTCTTAGGTCGCGCCACATCTACGGTGTAAGAAATATAAAGGATTTTGAGCGGTTTTTTGGCTAGAGCGTGGATACCAATTGCCCAAGCTGTAAACAAACCCAACACAGTTGATTTTGCTGAACCCCGTGGAGCCAGAATATCCACATTGGGTCCGGCAATTCCAACCAGACATTCGCTGTCGTCACCGGTGCATAAGTATTGGTGCCACTCTTTGTGGTGAGTCGCCGGTGGTTTATCTCCAACGACTTCACAAAAATATCCAAAATCTTTTCGAGCCCGCTCTACATCTACAGTTGACGATTGTTTAACAACTCGTTTCTGAGCCGCAGCCCTAGCGGTGCGACGATAAACGCTGTAGATACTAGTGCCTGCCATGCCCGTAGCATAGCGTACTAATTTTTAAGATTCTTCCTGCAGGATCTTTGTCCACACACCCATCGAAGCCTCTTGGAGTGGACCTTCAATCGGATCATCTCGGAAAATAGACAACATCTCCCGCAACGCCCGGTCTGCACCAGCAAGGATCAAACCCTGTTTGTCGAGGAGGATCTTCTCATCGTTAAGTTGCTTGATTGAGCCTCTAAGTTCTTTCTGCATCATTGCGATGCGAGACGTGCCCATATCTTGTTTAACCATCCCCATATCAATTGCCTCACGCAGCTTAAAAATATCCTGCTGCATGGAGTCAATTTCCATTTCTAGAAGACCATTAAAATCCCGTTTTTTATATTCTTTTTTAGACCACTCATCACATTCCACGATGCTGCCCGTAAACCCGAGAAATCGGGAATACAGGTACATCTGGATTGGGGAGTTAGTCCGTTTGCAGAATGTAAGGAAGGATTCTCGGTCTTTGTCTGTTAAACCTTGAATCCAGTCCTTCATGATCGATACTGCTGTTGAGCTTGCTCGTAGTCCCTTTGCTCTTTATAGCGCCGGAACATCTCTTGCTGCAAGTCGGTTAACCGTTGTTCCTGAGCGGTGCGGCCAACAGTTTCGCGCTGTTGCTCACCGGTCGTGACAATACCCCGGCGTTCTTCTTCACCACGTACGCGGGTAAGTCCGGTTTCACCAGTGAAGCGTTCGGCCTGAGTCAGACGCTCTTGAGTGCCGGTTGCGGCGATCCCTAAGCGTTGCTGCTCACCCGTCAGACCGATTTGACGCTCTTGTCCAGCCAAAAGCTGAGATTGCGTCAGGCGAGCTTGTTCACCGGTAGCACCAATGCCGAGCCGTTCTTGTTCGCCACGAGTAACGGCGGTTTGGCGTTCCTGGGCTCCGGTGGCAGCAATGCCTAGACGTTGTTGTTCACCAGTGGCGCTGATGCCAAGACGCTCCTGCTCTCCACGAGTAACAGCTGTTTGACGCTCTTGGGTACCAGCAGTTTCGAGGCCTGCACGATATTGAGCACCCGTAGCGGCAATACCCAGCCGCTCTTGTTCGCCACGCGTAAGAGTGGTTGCACGCTCCTGCTCACCGGTTGCAGCAATCGTCAGACGTTGTTCACCACCAGCAGCCTGAGTCCTTCGAATATCCTGTCCGGCAAAGAACTCAGCATTCGTGCGGTCCAGCTGAGCACCCAACTCCATGTTGAGTCGTTGCTGAGCACCACTAACTTCGTTCAGCGCAGTCTGCGTCTGAAGTGATTGAGTCGGCACCTGGGTAGGAGCAGCCGGCGGCGGCGGCGGTGGCGAATAAACAATTGTCGGAGGAGGAGGTGGTGGTGATCCGCCCATAATTAACGACTCGCTGCTTTCAGTTTAACGCGGTTTATTTCAGGCAACCTGAATGTATTGACCAGCAAAGCTACCGGCAAAACGCTTGGCGGCTTCTTGTTGAGCTGCGGTAGCCAGCTGACGCTGTGCTTCGGCACCAGCAGCCGTGGCCATTTGAGACTGTTTCGACGCCATGATTGCCTGAACGTTGCTTGGCATCTGCTCTTTGGTCGCCAGGAAAGATTTGCTAGCAGCCAAGTTCCGAGCAGTGGATTCCGCACCAGCAGCGCTTAAATAAGGATACAGAGAAGAAAGTTGCTCACGGGTTAAACGTGAAGAAAGCTTTGCGGCCTGCTCCATCTCTGCCATCCGCATCGGACTGATGGCTTTGTAAAAATCCAAGTATTTCTGAACCTCCTGATCCATAGGAGGAATAGCCGATCCAACCTGACCTTGAAGATCTACATCACGGGAACCCGTGGAGAAATCAGTTCCAATCATTGGGAACGGAATTTTAGAAAAGTCCGTTGTTGGAATCGTTACTTGTGGTAATTTTTGCGTTTTTTCCTTACCGAAAGCTGGAGCGGGTTCCCGGAAAGGGGCACCCACTGCAAAGCCAGGAATTTTCTGGTAAAAGGGTGACGCGGGATCGCTCCAGATGGCGGCCATATTAGCTGTACTGGTATTGTTGAGTTAATGCGGAACCGGCTTGCGAGGCTGCGGTAAGGCCCATCTGTTGGGCAGCTTGCTGGCTACGCTCAAGCATGTTGGCGGCGGTCATGATGTTCTGGCGAACACCGGCTGCAGCAAGTTGACGCTGGAACTCAGCCTTTTTAGAAGCTTCACTAGCTTTCATAACCTCTGGCAGCAATAACCGCATGGCATCACGTTGTGCCTCTGCGCTCTTCAGGGTTTCCAAACGCTGAGCCATGCCGACGCGGCCAAGCACATTCAGAGGATCGCTCAGGGTTCCACCAGCACCAAAGGTGCCCACTGGGGGAACGGCACCACCACCAAGCCCCGAGTAGTCCACTTCACCGGGAGCTTGGTAGCCAGCGGTCCCGGCACCAAATTGAGCGGCAGTACGTGCAGGCGGAGCAACGTTGGACGCGAGGGCGCCAGCCAAAGCCGGAGCGCCTAAAAGGACGCCGGTGCCCGCGGCCAATCCACCAATTGCAGCGGGACTAGTTAAGTTACCGGCGAGAGTACGCATCCCACCGGCACCAGCAGCGGCGGCGGTCCTTGCGGCTCCTTCTAGCCCCTGTTTACCCAATCCGGATGCGACACCTGTTAAGCCTCTTGCACCACTCCTTAAAGCTTCAGCGCCACTCATCCCTAGGCGCGAGGCCAAACCGGTTCCGCCCAAAGCGGTACCAGCCATTCTTAAACCACCGGGCACGGCAGCACCAAGCCCAGCACCAAGCAACGTAGCACCGATATCGCCGCCGGTTCTACGATACGCTTCAAGACCGCCTAAACCGGCGCCAATAACAGGGAGCAACATAATTTGAATCTCTCTTGATTGTTATTTTAAGTTGACTATTTTTAGATGTTCCAAGTTCTACCGGCCGCCGATAAACCTTGACCAACCATTGGCGCAAATGCAAGGCTGGCGCCACCTGTCATTGGGGCTAAAGCCAAACCTGCAATTCCCGCAAGGGCTTGACCGCCACCGGAGCCCAGGAAGCCAGGACTGCCTTGGGCCCCCTCAACAAAGACGGGGCTCATTTTTTGCGGTTCGTAGACGCTTAGGTTTTCCAAAACCTGGCCGCCATATCCTCTGGACCAGTCCCCACCCCAGGCAAACGGTTTTCTCCGGGAAGAAAATCCCTCTTCGGCTTGAGTCCGATATTTATCAGTTTGACGCGATTTGTCAAATAATTTCCCGTATAAATCATCTTTATCTACATTAAATTTTCCGCCCCAATCAATTCCCTTTGAAGCGCCGCTCCAATCGTAATTACCTTTTACGGAGGGGGCGTTTTTACCAAACGGGCTTTCATAGCCAGGCTTTATTTCACCATATCCGCCTTCAAATTGCCCACCGATATTAAAAGCCATGATATTAACTCAATAAGAAACCGGGGCAAATACTTGCTTTGATAATCCCATTATATCTAAACCATCGCCGGTTGTTCTTCCAGCAATACCAACCCCCTCCTGGGCCGATTGGCGAGCATTAATCAATTGTAATTGATGTTGAAATCGCTGTTGATCTAACATTGACTTGGCAACAGACTGATTTGTCATTGGCGAAACCCCGGGTATGTACTGTTGGTTTGCAAATGAAACTTGTGATCCTTGTCCCCTAAGCGGAAGCGCATATTGAGATTGACCATACATTTCACTAATTAAGCCGGCACCAGCAGCAATGCCTCCTGCCGCCAGGGCCGGAGCCGCTGCGCCAGCAAGTTTGGCAACCGTTTCGGGATTTCGCCCAGCCAAACTGGCTATTTTTCCGGCAATTCCGGGGGCATCTACAAATTCACGACTGTTAGTTAAAGCCCCTAAAACCCGTCTTTCAGCAACCTCAGACCCAGTAAGCATTGCGACTTTTAAAAAGTCCCCCAAAGCCTTACCCGCTAATCGTGTGGTAGTACTAGTAATCATCCTACTTTTACTCCTTGGCTCGGGAATTTACCAACCGTATCTTCCATTTTACTGTTAGTACCAGTTGTAGCTGGTTGTGTCATCAGTACTGAAAGCCTCTCTTTTGTAATTGCATCTTCAGGTTTAACCAACCCCCTTTCAATTGCCCCACCAGGTCCACTATATTTGTAGGCAAAATCCCTGGCAAACCGCGTCGCGTTGTCAGGTAAATCAGTGGCTCCAGCCACATTAATTTTTTGCTGGGAAGCGGCAGCAGTTTCAGCGGAAAAAACATCCGTGTCGTACATAGACCCGGCATCGGGATTGTTTTTAATCTGGCCGGCAAAGAATCGAGCAAAATCTCTCGGATCGGAAATACGCTCCGCCTCAGGACCTTGTTGAGCCCCATCCCCAGGTCGACGACCCTCGCGGAAAGCTAAATCGTCAATACCATAACGTTTGTTGAAAAATGGAGCAACCATTACGAATTACTTTCCTTTTTTCTTGCGCAGCTTGGTTAAGGTTTTAGCCAGGTTGGCTTGTTTAACTGTTTTCGGATCGTACTCGTCAGGGTTGGCGGTGACTTTGGCTGCATATTCAGCTGTAGTCATCCCAGCCTCTTCGGCTTTTTTAGAAAATGCTCCGGGGTGCTTGCTTGTGGCCTCCTGAATCCACTTACCGCCTTCTGCCATGATCCGCAAATAAAAACTATTTTATCAGGAGACAGCGTCTACTTTGGCTGCAATCAGGTGTGCTGCATGTAGCTCAGGGGCAGACGCCTCGAAAGCCCGGACTTTATCGGCAGCAACTTGAGGTAGCCAATTTTTCGCCATGTCCAAAGCCAGTTTCTTGATCTCGGGACCAGTCAGTTGACCATCTGCAACCGATTCGATCGCCAATTCAAAAGCCTTGTCCACCTTAGAACCATCCCAACGGGCAAGGTTCTGATCCAGAACGGGGTCGATAATGTCGTAAGCTTTTTTGACAATCGGACCGTATTTTAAAAGACGACTAGCCGTTAAATTTTTACGAATCAAGGAGGCGGCAGCGGCTGCACCAACACCAAGCAGCATGGCCAGAATTGGCTCAAGAAAAGACATAATCTGTACCTCAATAAATTAAATCTAACACTATTGGATCACTGAAGCAGCCCCATGCTGCGACCGGCATTGATAAAGCCACCGGCGGAATCCTGCCCCTTCACAAAGGTGCCGCGTTGAATCCGATCAACAAGTTCATTCACATATTTGGGGTCGGCGTCGAAGTTATAGGTTTGTGATCCGGCCTTGGTTTTATATGTGACCGCAACCTCATTAGCCGGAGAAACACTAATGTTGTGGATCGGACCAGTGGGGATATCTTGCGAAATCATGCCCCCCGCCTCTTCTCGTGAAGTCCGCATGGCTTTGGCCTGGCGCAGAAGTTTAGCGGTTGTATCACCAATATCTTCCGATACACGAACTGATTCCGGCTGACTCGTGACAATCGCCTCTGGTTGTTTTGCTTTCAGCAGAGCGGTGCCCTGACTCTTCGGCATCAAGCCCAGTGCTTTACGCGCAAACGCTTCTGCTTCCTCACTTTCTGCGGTGCGACGAACTGGTGCAGACGCAACGGGAGCGGTGGGGGCCGAAACCACAGAAGCAGGGGCTTCCACCTTGGGGCTCACCATTGCCGTGATCGGGCTCTCAACTGTTGCAGGTTCGGCACCAGTGAGACGGGTTTCCGGGGTTGGGCGAACCTTGGTGAAGCTGATAGGTTGGCGAGCACCACCAATTAATTCCTCTGGTTCCATCGAAGCGCCAGCAGAGCGCATCATCTCAGTGTATTGGGGAGTCTGGCGGAAGCTCTCAGCAGCACGAACAGCACCAACCCCAACAGGGCTAATCCCCTCTTGACGACCTTCTTTTAAAACATCTTTAAGAGCGCGTTCGCCGCGACCGGCAACCCCGGCAGCGTACTCAGCCACGGACTTCTCAACGCGAGCCTGTTGGCGTTGTTCAGACGCAACATTACCGAGAAACTCAGCAATCAAGTCATCCGCACGATCACGGACTGGGGTGTGCGGTGTAGCAGCTTTTGAAAGTTGTTCAACTTCATTGCCAGGGGTAAAAGTTTGGCTAGAAGTAATGACATGACTCTGAGTAGCGGGCTTCTCTTCGGAATCAACTACGGTTGGCTTTGCTGGAGAAACCCCGCGCATTTCCTGCATCGTTTGGGTTTGATGCGGAACAATATCTTGACCGTAACGATCAGAAGTGGTCGGCGGAGTTACATCCATCGACGCGGTAACGGCTTGCCCCATGGGGTTTGAGGCTGGAGGCTGAGCCGGAGGAACTGCGGGCTCGTCATCTAATTGCAGCTTCTTAAATCCTTCACCACCCAAATAAGCCGCGCCAGCAATTAAGCCTGCACCAAGAGCAGCTTTACCAATAACATCGACAGCCTTGCGCACAGGGCTCATGCCGTAGCCACCGCGACGGCCAATGCCTTTGGTGAACTGATAAACCTCTGGCGCGAGCGCCATCCGCTCAGCCGGGGTTTGAGGATATGGATTGCCTGTGAGGTCGGACCAGATTGCAAAGTCCTGCGGAGAAACAGGCATTTTTATAAACACATTATCTAGATATAAGTGATTTTAGATCGAGTAAATACGCTATATTTCTTCCCCCTACCGGCCCTATAGAAACCTCGTTTTTGGGAAAATTTTCCGGCAGCTATCTGGCCCGCCTGTCACAAAACTTTACATACCAGGAAAAAAAGAAAGGTATGTGACAAGTTGTGACAGAACCCCCGTAACGGTTGGCGATGGGCTACAGTGAGGGGACCGAATCGAAAGGTTCGGCGCATCCACCTAGCAAGGAGCAACATGAACAAGCGTCTCAACAATTTTGTTGACGTTGTGGTTCGGATCCAGCCAGTGCTGGACGCCTTGGATCAAGTGCGGATTAAGCTGGACAATCAGGAATGGTCCGACCTGCTGGACGTTCCTGGCGTTGAGGCCCTGGTCGACGCGATCATGGACCTTGACCGTGAGGTCCAGCGGAACCTGTGACCAACCGGGGGCTCCGGCCCCCTCCATCCACCTAGCAAGGAGCAACATGTTTCAATTCAACGAA